AATTTTGGTCTAGTATTATTTTAGATCAATCTTTTGATTCTTGGGTTAAACAAAATTATCAAATTTCTAATGGATTATTAATGGATAATAGTATTTCAGATGAAATAATTTCTGAAGCATTTAGTGGTGAGGAAGAATAATATGAAATTGACATCAGATGAACAATTATATTTGGGTGTTGTTGGGTTTTGCATTTTATTTATTGGATGGGGACTAGCTGCTTGGATTACTCATGTTATCACATGTATCCAAAACAGTGAATGGTTATTCTTGATTGCTGGAGCCATTGCGGTCCCAGTAGCTTGGGTTCACGGAACCGGAATTTGGTTTGGTATTTGGTAGGAGAAAATAATGGTTGACTATAAAGAAGAAATAGATTATAATTTTATTGAGGTTAACGGATTTGCTGGAATCAAGATTGCAGAAGTTCCATTTAAGGGTGTGATTTACACATACTCTAATGTATCTATTGCTGAAGCTGAAGACACATCTGAAGAAGCCGTTTTGTCATTTAATTTTGATGTTATTGATTTAGCTGGGTGTACAGAAGAAGAAATACATACTGTAGAATTTAAATCTAAAATTGGTGATATTTTACTTTCAATATTGCAAAATAGTGTGGAGAATAAGGTTGAATCTGAACAAACTAATTTTGAAGAATCTTCATTATAATGAAGAATACACAAGAAAAGTATTACCATTTATAAAACCTGATTATTTTAAAGAAAGAAGTGAAAAAGTTATTTTTAATGAAATCTCTTCTTTCGTTACTGATTATGGGAATATACCAACGTATGAAGCGTTGGTAATTCAGTTAAGTGAAAAATCGTTATCTGATGATGAGTATACAGAAACTCTTGATGTTTTAAAAGAGTTTCATGAAACACGTGCAGAAACAGTAGATTTAGAATGGTTAGTTGACAAAACAGAAGGATTTTGTCAAGAAAAGGCGATTTATAATGCAGTTCTTGAATCTATATCAATTTTGGATAATTCCCACAAAGAATTATCCAAAGGTTCAATTCCTAAGTTATTATCTGATGCATTAGCAATATCTTTTGATTCTAGTGTTGGTCATGATTATTTAGATGATAGCGATTCTCGATATGATTATTATCATAGAACAGAAGAAAGAGTTCCATTCGCATTAAATTATTTTAATAAAATTACTAATAATGGTTTACCGAAAAAAACTTTAAATGTTATTCTTGCTCCTCCTCATGGAGGCAAAAGTTTAATGATGTGTGATTGGGCAGCAAGTTTTCAACAAGGTGGTAATAATGTCTTGTATATAACTTGTGAGATGGCTGAAGAAGAAATTGCGAAACGTATTGATGCTAATCTTCTTAGAATATCAATGGATGAATTGATGACTATGGATAAACCATCTTATGAAAAAAAGATGAAGTATCTTAAGTCTAAAACTGTTGGAAAATTATTTGTCAAAGAATATCCAACAGCAGCAGCAAATGTAAATCATTTTAGAACTTTATTGAATGAGTTACGATTAAAAAAGAATTTTGTTCCGGATGTAGTATTTGTTGATTATCTTAATATTTGCGCTAGTTCTAGAATGAAAATGTCAGGTGGTGTTAATTCCTATACATATATTAAAGCAATTGGTGAAGAATTGCGCGGTTTTGCTCAAGAATTTAATCTTCCTGTGGTTACAGCAACACAAACAACTCGTAGTGGTGCAGCATCTAGTGATATTGATATGAACGATGTTTCTGAATCGTTTGGTATTCCAGCTATTGCTGATTTTATGGTTGCTATTATCAATAGTGAAGAATTGTATGAGTTAAACCAAATAATGGTTAAACAATTAAAAAATCGTTATAGAGATTTGAATCTTAATAAAAGATTTGTTATTGGTGTTGATAGAGCAAAGATGAGATTATATGATGTTGAAGATTCAGCTCAAGATGGTATTGTTGATGCTGGTGAAAAACAAGAAGAATCATATAAATCGACTTTTGGTAAAAAATTAGAAAAAAAATCTTTTGATGGGTTTAAGGTATAATATGAAAAGTGCAGTTGTAATAGTCCCAACAACAGGGGCTAAAACCTTGAAAAAAACGATCGAGAGCATTGCTAGGCAGTCATATACAAATTTAACAGCCCTTGTTGTTATTGATGGGAAAGAACATCGTAGCAAGGTCGAGAGGATCCTTGTTAGAAATTTATCGAACCTAGATACTCAAGTTGTTTGTCTATCTGATAATGTTGGAGCTAATGGGTTTTATGGACATAGAGTCTATGCTGGTTTTTCTCATTTAGTGAATCATGATTATGTGTTCTTTTTAGATCAAGATTGTTGGTTAGAACCGACTCATATTGAATCTATGATCAACTCATTAGAAACCAGTAATAGTGATTGGGTTTATAGTTTACGCAATATTACTGATAAAGAAGGTAATTTTTTGTGTTACGATGATTGTGAAAGTTTAGGTAAATGGGAAGCCTGGACTAATACATATCATATAGACACTAATTGTTATTGTTTGAAAAGACAAGTTGCAGTTGCAATTGCTGGAGCATGGCATGGTGGTTGGGGGCAAGACAGAGTTGTGCGTCAAGCTTTAGCTCAATATTTCCCGAAATATGAATGTACTGGTAAATATACAGTAAATTATAGGTTAGATGGTAATGAGGGTTCAGTAACAAAAGAATTTTTTGAACATGGTAATTATAAAATGGCTCAAAAATATGATGGAAATTTTCCTTGGAGGGTGTGATGCAAATTGTTGAAAAGTTGTGGGGGTATGAGAAAATTATTGTTAATACTGATTTATATTGTGGTAAGGTAATTCATATCAATAAAGGTCATATTGGTTCATTTCATTATCATGCAGTTAAAGATGAAACTTTTTATTTGCAAAGCGGTAATGTTAAGTTAAAGTATTCTGATTCAGATGATTACGAGAATAGTAAAGAAATTACTCTTTTACCTGGAGATGCATTTAGAATTTATCCTGGATTACGTCATCAAATAATTGGTTTACAGGATTCAGATATTATTGAATTTTCTACACATGATAAAAATGAAGATTCATATAGAGTTATTTCTAGCGAAAAATTTATAGGAAATTATAATGAGTAAAGTAACAATTGAATGTGATGTTGGTAATATTAGTGATGGTTATCATACATTTAATGAATTATATGCACATAGGTGTTCATTATTTGCAGGATTAATGAAATCACATAAAAATCTTGCATGGAAAAGTTTAGTTCATAATGATGGGGCTAGTTATGATGGTTGGTTTATTGCTGGTATGAATTTGCCAACAGGAACTATTACCTATCACCTTCCATACAACGAATTTTGGAATTCAACTTCAGATATCCTTGAATTAGAGGTTGCTCCTGAATGGGACGGGCATACATCAGAAGATGTTATTAAAAGAATTATAAGTTGGGTTGCCACACTATGAAATTTGAAATTAATTCTCTCTATTGGGATAATGGTAAACATTTAGTTAAATCTCATACACAAGTTATGAATCATTTTAACTTGCCTATAAATTATTATAATTTAAATGGTGTACATCATGGTTTATGGATGAATTATGTATTAGAAAATTCAACTTCAGATATTGTGGGATTTATTGAAAATGATTGTGTTCCGTTAAACAGAGAAATTGTTGATTATTCTATTGACTACGTTTCAAAATCCGGAACGTTTATTGGTTGTGCTCAAGTAGCTAATCATATTCCACCATTTAATCATATCTATGCTGCTCCTTGTTTTTATTTTATATCTCGAGAATTTTGGAATAATTTGGGAAAACCAAGTTTCTTAGAAACTCCGAGATCTGATGTTGCTGAAGAAATTTCTAGATTAGCTGATGAAAGAAAACTAATGTATAAAGCATTATACCCAACACAATTTGAGCGATCTCCAGAAGAAGGAATTTGGAAATTGAGTAATTATGGATATTATGGTATAGGAACTGTTTTTGCTGATAGTGTTTATCACCTATATCAAGGTAGATCTCAACAAAATGCTGATCTATATAAAATAAGATGTGACCAAATAATTAATGGAACTTTTACTACAGAAAATTTTTATTCTAGCACAGAATATTACAATGGAAAGGTATTTTGATGATTATTAATATTCAACAAAAAGATTTTGGTGGAAGAATTCGAAGCGGTGATATTTTAGGGGTTTGTAATTTACTAGAACATATAAGGATTATTCTGAATAATCCTTATATTAAAATTTATCTCCCTGATGAATCTATTGAAGATAGTTCTTCAGTAAAGAAATTTAGAGAATTTTTAAAGGAACATACTGATTATTTTTCTGATATTGCTGGTGATCAATATTTTCAATTCGAAAAATTTAATGTCTGGGATTATAGATCAATTTCCGGCGATCTAGTCCAAGTTGATAATACAAAATATAAGAAAGAAGATAAAATTTGTATTTTTCCATTATTTGATGCACAATATAATATTTATAGGAATTGGAGCATTGATTTAATGAAAACAATTATTCAATATTATCAACAAAATTTTAAAGGACGTATTATTGTTTGTACTCACGAAGATCAAAAAGATTTTATTGAAAGAAATTTCCTTGGATTAGAATATTCGTATGATTATGATGAAAATATACAACATTTGATTACGTGTAAATATTTTGCTGGTGGTGATACTGGAACGAGTCATTTAGCTGGATCATTAATTAATAGACCTAAGAATTTATTTTTCTATTCAGCTCAAGAAATTTTTCACACATTTCCTTTGAATTTTAAAGAGAATGAGATGGTAATGTATAGCGCATTTGGGTGTAAAATAAATGTTAGATAATTATAAAATGTATGACGATGGTAGAGTAAGACAAATTGAAACAAAACCTTTTGTTTACGATTATTCTTATTCTGATATTTACAATTCCGAACAATATAAATTAAATTCAAAATTAATTTCATATTTAAGATATGGTTATATTGTTGGAAGTATTGGTAGAACTCCAACTTCAATTTTAGACGTTGGTTATGGTAATGGAGAATTTCTTTTAGCTGCATCAAATCAAGTTATAGATTGTTTTGGATATGACGTTTCTGATTATCCAATACCGGATGGAATTCAACGAAGTCCAAGTATGTTTGATAGAAAATATGATGTTATTACATTTTTCGATTCTTTAGAACATTTTCCTGATATTGATTTTGTTAAAGAATTAAAGTGTAATTTTGTTTGTATTTCTGTTCCTAATTGTTTTTATTTTAGTGATGAATGGTTTGATAATTGGAAACATAGAAAACCAGATGAACATATTTGGCATTTTAATTATCAGGCATTAGTTGGTTTTATGGGTGCTAATGGTTATTGGTTAGTAAATTCAACTGATGTTGAAGATACTATAAGAAAAAATAACCAACCATATTCAAATATTTTAACTTGTGTATTTAAGAAAAATTATGATTGAAAATATTGTTATCGTTCCATCTGCAATTGGAGCAAGAATTGGTGTTATTGATATTAAAGATAGATTTACTCAAACTCTTGAGGGGTTAAAATCTATTAGAGAACGAATACCAAATTCTTATATAATTTTTTGTGATTGTTCATTGGAATCAACTGGTGGTGACGCTGGTGTAATCTTACCATTAGTTGATCAATATTTTGATTTTGCTCAACATGAACAAGTTCGTCAATTTAGTATGTATGGGATGAAATCTCATGGTGAATTGGTAATGTTTGTTTCTGCAATTCAATTTGCTTTAGCTAATATTGATATGTCATCAGTTGATAGAATTTTCAAATTGGGTGGAAGAGGTATTTTAAACGATCAGTTTGATATTGAAAAATATAAGGAAGCTAAAGGTAAATATGTTTTCAAAACTCCATCAGATTCATGGATGGGTAATGGTATGAAAATTTACGAAACCAGAATGTATTCTTTACATAAAGATAATATTGATGATTATTTCAAAAAATTTGATAATATTATTGGTTCTTGTGAAGGTGGGTTTCAATCAGAACATTCTCATTACAAATGTTTAGATCCTGATATGGTTTATCCTTTTGAAACATTAGGGTTACAGTACGGTGTATCATCAACAGGTCAAACTGCATACGATTAATTATGAAAAATATTTTAATAGTTGGTGGAAGTTTTGTTGGAAGTCATCTATTCAATCCTGATATTAATTTTAACTATGAATTAGTTTCTCATAGAAATGTTAATAGTGTTGATTTCAATAAATTTGATATTGTTATCAATACAGCATTATCTCCTTCCTACCGAGATAGTAAATATCATCGGTCTTTTGATATTGATGTACAACTTGCTGAGCGAGCAAATTTAGCTGGTTGTTATTATGTTATGTTATCATCAAGAAAGGTTTATGGTAATTCAAAAGAATTAAAAACTTTTGTTGAAACTGATCCATATAATCCATTTGATTTTTATAGTGAAAATAAAGCAATAACAGAACAACATCTATTACAAAATTTTGAAAATGTTTGTATTATAAGGGGTTCTAATTTTTTTGGTTTTGAGCCCTATAGAACTTCATTTTTTGGTTTTTGTTTAACAAATTTATTAGAACAAAATAAAATTGAATTCAATTTGAATAAAAATATTGTTAGAGATTTCATTTATATTGATGATGTTGTATATCTTTTAAATGCAATTTTTAAAATTGAACCAAAGGGTATTTTTAATCTTGGTTTAAATAAAGGTTTTACTGTAAAAGATATTGCGGATAATTTGATAATGGGATATGGTTCTGGTATTTTTATCGGAAGTGATAATCTTCCATTTGATCAACAATTTATTTTAAACACAAATAAGTTATATAAAACTATTGATTTTACTCCAAACTATATAGATTATGAGAATACTATAAAAAGTGTTGGTTGGAAATTGAAGAATTTAAAAGGATAGTTATGTTAACAATTGTAACAGAATGGTTTGATTTAGAAAGAAGTAAATGGGAAGGTGTTAGAAATAATCGTATGATCCCTCCATTTATTAAAAGAAGTAGAGATGATTATTTCAAGTATTTTAATAATTTATGTGAAATTAGAAACCCTATCATAATTTATACGGAACCTCATTTAGTTGAAGAATTTACAGAAATCGGTAAAGTGCATAATGCTGATTTAACTGTTATTCCTTATGATTTTTTTGGAAGTTTTACTGATATCAGGGATAAAATTATTAATATAATGAATTCTGAACAATTCATTAATTTTGTTCAAGACCCTTCATTACCTGAATATTGGAATGAAAATTATGTTTTGGTAAATTTCTTAAAAACTATTCTAGTAAAGAAAAGTTATGATGATGGTTTAATTCCTGATGATGTAGCTGCAGCTTGGATTGATTTTGGTTATGTTAGAGATAAAGATAGATTTCCTGTGACAGAAAATTTTAGCTGGAAATATGATGCATTTAATGATGATAAAATTCATCTATTCCAAATTAAAGATATTGATCAAACAACAAATATTATGGATACATTAAAATATAATATTGTGTATTTTCAAGGTTGCCATGCTGTATCAAACAAATATGGTTGGGACAAATATCAAAAAATTATGGAATTAAGTTTACATGAATTATTAATTAATAATTTGGTGGATGATGATCAAACATTAATGTTAATGTCATATTTAAAATTTCCAAGTTTCTTTACACCACATAAACTTGATCCAAATAAAGATGGTTGGTTTGTTATCTTTAAGGAATTTTACGAATGATTTTATATGCAGATGTCGGGACAGCAAACCTAGGAGATTTTACAAATTCATTACCTGTGCTATCTGGGTTGTATAAAAACTATGGAAAGATATCTTTAATTATTCAAGATGAAATGTTGAAATTTAATGGTATCAAAGAATTTCTTTTAGCGCAAGAAATGTTTGATGTTGTTGCTTTTAAATCAGAAGTTCAATCTGTTACTGGTAATGTATTTGCTTTTAATTCTTGGGTCCAAGAAAAGAAATTAAATGACATTAGACCTATAGAAACTTGTAGGTATGAAATATTATTTAAAGAACGATATGGATTCGATTTTGAAACTGATGATAATTTTGTATTAACTGTTCCTGACCAAACAGTTGAACAAATTTCCAATCAACTTGTTGGTGATAGATGCGTTTCTACTACATCCGATAAACGCAGAAAATGTGGTTTATTAGAAGAATCAAATAAATTTAATGATCATTTATTTTTAGATTACACTAAACCAATTTTATATAATCTAAATTTAATAAAGAACTCTAAATACACATTTATTACTACTGTAACTGGAATATCGGTTTTAGTAGATTTGATGAACCTAGAACAAAATATATATTATGAGGATGAGATGATTAATTGGGATAATAGATCTAGTATTCAAGATACATTTGATCGTCATTATTATAAAAATAGACATTCTACCTTGGTACATTTAACATGATAAAATTAATTATATTTGATTTAGATGGAGTTTTACTTGAATCTAAAGATTGGCATTATGATGCGTTAAATTCTGCTCTAGAAAAAATTGATCCAATGTATCGTATTTCATACGATGAACATCTAACGAAATATGACGGTCTTAATACAACAAAAAAATTAGACTTACTTGCTGTTGAAAAGGGGTTAAATAAAAAATATTTTAATCAAGTTTGGCAAGACAAACAGAATGCTACGTTAGATATCATCAAAAAATTGGATGATGATTTAAAATTGATTGACATATTTTCCAAATTAAAACATCAAGGATATAAAATTGCTGTTGCTTCTAATTCAATTAGAGAAACTGTAAAATTATCTTTGTTGATGATTGGTGTATTGGAATTTGTTGATTATTTTGTTAGTAATGAAGATGTAAAACGAGCAAAACCATTTCCGGAAATGTATTGGAAATGTATGACTGAACTTAATTGTATTCCGTTACAAACGCTTATTATTGAAGATAGTCATATAGGTCGTAAAGGTGCATTAGATTCTGGTGCATATCTATTGCCAGTTGAAAATCCACAAAATTTAACATTAAGTAAAATTGAATTAAAGTTAAAGGAACTTAATAATATGACTACTGAAAATACTATTCCATGGATTGATAAAAAGTTAAATGTTCTTATTCCTATGGCTGGATTGGGTTCCCGATTTGCACAACAAGGTTATACTTTCCCTAAACCATTAATTGACGTTAATGGTAAACCTATGATTCAGGTTGTGGTAGAAAATCTTAACATCGATGCTAATTATATTTTTCTTGTTCAACAAGAACATTATGAGAAATATAATTTAAGGCATCTATTAAATTTAATTTCCCCTAACTGTACTATTATTCAAGTTGATGGTTTAACAGAGGGTGCTGCTTGTACAGCTTTATTGGCTAAAGAATTTATTAATAATGATAATCCTTTATTAATTGCTAATAGTGATCAATATATTGAGTGGAATTCTAATGAAACTATGTATTCGTTTAGTAACGCGAAAATTGATGGTGGTATGTTAGTTTTTGAATCAACTCACCCAAAATGGAGTTTTGCTAAGTTAGATTCTAGTGGCTATATAGAAAGGGTTGCAGAAAAAGATCCTATCTCAAATATTGCTTCAACAGGAATCTATTATTACACAAAAGGTTCTGATTTTGTTAAATATGCGGAACAAATGATTGAAAAAAATATTAGGGTTAATAATGAATTTTATATCTGCCCTGTATTTAATGAATTTGTAGAAAATAATAAATTGTTAACTGTAAAATATGTTAATAAGATGTATGGCATAGGGACTCCTGAAGATTTAACTAATTTTTTAACTAAAAATATTTTATGAAAACAGCAGTATTATTAAATGGTAATTATAGAACTTTTGATAGATGTTCACCAGTATTTTTAGATAAATTTAATCCTCTTTCCCCTGATTATTTTATTAACACCTATGATGTTCGTTATATGTATCATGGTTGTATTAAAAATGCTTTAAATTTTTATGACGAACAATCAATTGATATAAATTCATTTTCTGAGTTTGAATATAAAGATATTTTAATTGATTCTTATTCTGATATGGTACAATATTTTGATACAGAAATACTACCAACAATTCATCCAGCAATGATTCTTGAAAATGGTTCTTCTTATTTACAATTAGTAAAATGGAAGAAAGGTCTTGATATGATAACTAAATACGAGATTGCAAATAAAATTAAATATGATCTTATCATTTTAACAAGATTTGATGTTATCCCCAATTCAATTGACCATCTAAATTATTTTGATATTATTAATAAAGTTATAATGAATAAATGTTCCATGGGTTTTGCTAATGATCAAATTTTAATTTCTACTAAAGGAAATCTACTTCAGATTATTGATTTTATGCTTTCGGAATTTCATAATTTTACAATTGAATCAAGTAGAAATACAATTCCACATAATTTAATGAAAAATGCCATTGATAGAATTGGTATTGTTCATGAAGAACATTCTCAATTATTGCATTGTATTTTAAGAGAAAATAATGTAAAAGCATTGGTGGCTTAAATGAAAATTATTTGTCATAGAGGTAATCTAAACGGTCCAAATATTTTTACTGAGAATCACCCTGATCAAATTGATTTATGTATATCAAAAGGGTATGATGTTGAAGTAGATCTTTGGTGTCATTATGGTGAATTTTATCTTGGTCACAATAAAGGAATGGATAGAATTTCATTATCTTATTTGGTAGAACGGAAAGATAAATTGTGGATTCATTGTAAAAATCAAGATGCATTATTCGCTTTAAATAATCTTGGATTTAATTATTTTTGGCATCAAGAAGATGATGTTACAATAACATCGCACGAATTTATTTGGGCATATCCTGGTAAACAAAAAAAACCATATAGAAACATTGTTATACTTGATTTTTCTGAAAAAGTTAATTTTGACTATTATAGAAATCTTGGTGTTTATGCCATTTGTGTTGATTATGTTGAGGAACGAGAATGAAAATTGCTATCCTTCTTCCAGGTCATTTAAGAACTTGGGAATATTGTAAACAAAATTTTATTGATAAATTTATTGATGAGCGCCATCAAATAGATATTTTTGTTGACACTTATAATGAAGTTGAGTCTGCTTATCCAACTGATAGATTAGATCTATATCCTAAAAATAAAAAACTCGTTCTGAGCAATCATGAAGTATTTGATTTATTTTCTGATTTAAATGTTGTGATGTTTAATGTTGAATCTGAAGAAATTAATAGGGGATTTGAGCAAGGACCACAAGCAGTAAAAATTGAAAAATGCTATAAATTATTTCAAGATTACGTTTCCGTTCATGGTGAATATGATTTAGTTATTAAAAGCAGATTCGATATTCTTGTTGAAGATAAAATTGATTATAACTTTTTCTGTGAGAATACTTTAAATAATAATTTTTTATTTACAAGTCATATAGATATTAATAGTCAAAAATTTGGTTTTGGTAGAAATTATTGCGATCATTTAGGGATTGGTAATTCTGATGTAATGGATAAGTATCTTACAAGATATTCTAAATTTTTAAGGAAATATGAAGTTTATCATGGATCATTAGATGGGTTAATCAATGAATATAATCTCCATAGATCTTCTGACTATATACATAGTGGGTTGGTTAGATTTAATGGTGATAATTATGAAATTATTTGGTAGGAAATTATGAAAAAAGTTATTATATCGCATATTTACAATGAAGAATATTTACTTCCGTGGTGGTTGAATCATCATAAAAAATATTTTGATCATGGTATTATTATTGATTATGATTCAACAGATAGATCTGCAGAAATTGTAAAAGAAATTTGTCCAACGTGGGAATTTGTTAGATCAAAAAATTCAGAATATAATGAAGTTGAATTACAAAATGAAGTTTTTGAATATGAATCTAGATATGGTGAGGATGTGTGGAAAGCCTGTCTAAATGTAACTGAATTTTTAATTGGTGATTTTAATTCGCTAGATAGTACACTGGGGGTTAATATTATCCCTTGTTTGTATTTTATTGATGATCAAGAATTGCGAGACTCTTCCACATTATCATATGATAAACCGTTATGGGAAATTATTAAAACTGGGTTAGACGTTCCATTTACGTTAGATTTTAGGGGGTCTAGAGCAATTCATACTCCTAATTTCAGATATCCTCCTGGAAGACATTTTAGAAGAATAATTAATACTGATAGATTTATCATTTTCAATTATGGGTTTGCTCCTATGACAGAGGAATTCTATAAAAGAAAATTACAAGTTCAGGAATTAATTCCTTATGAGGAGAGAGTTAAACATAATGGTGGTGCACATACTGATGCATTAAATCCAAATGGATTAACTAGAGAACGGTTAGTTGAGATGTATAGAGAATATGTACCAATTGATAATCCGCATTTTCCTAGATTAATGCCTAGGTGTACTGATTTAACTCATGTTATGAATCAATTTTTATCGCGATTACCGAAATGAAAATAGCCTTTCAAACAAATACAATTTGCCACCGTGGGACAACGGTGGCAGTTCTTGATTATGCAAAATATAATCAACAAATTCTAGGTAATGAAAGTATTATTGTTTACCCAGAAAATTTTAACGATCCAGGAGTTAGCCTTGATTCATTAACTCAACAAGATGTTCTTGAGGAAGTTAAACGTCAATTTACCGTTATTGGTTACAACTCATTACAGGAATTAGATCAAATTATTGTTGATAATAATGTTGATGCCACTTATTTTATCAAAGGTGGTTTTAATGATGGTTTACTGACAACAAAATCTAAAAATTTAGTTCATGCCGTATTTCAGGCTAACCAACCGCATGGAGATAAGTACGCTTACATTTCAGAATGGTTATCTTCTCATATGAGTGGCGGTGAGATTGATTACGTTCCTCATATTGTTGATCTACCTAAAACAGCAAAAACAGATTACAGAGAAAAGTTAGATATCACTAAAGATAAAATTGTTGTTGGTAGGATTGGTGGGTTGCATCAGTTTGATATTAGATGGGTAATGCAAACAGTTGCTAATTTTGCTTATAATAACCCTAATTATGAATTTGTGTTTGTTAATACTGCTCCATTTTTAAATCCTAGTTTACCTAATATTAAATTTATAGATCCTATTATTGATGAGCAAGAAAAAACTGATTTTATTTTAGCGTGTGATGCTATGATTCATGCTAGAAGTGATGGTGAATCATTTGGTTTAGCAATTTGTGAGGGTTTATTTCACGATAAACCTGTTTTTGCTTATAATGGCGGAAGAGATCAACATCATTTACAATTATTAGAAGGTACTGGGTTGCTATACAATAACCCAGAAGATTTGTGGATAAAATTATTAAATATTAAAAATAATTATCCATATTCATATTCAAAATTGGTTGAACAATTTACTCCTGAAACTGTTATGAAAAAATTTAAACAGGTATTTTTATCATGAATTCTGTTAGTATAACATGTATCGATTCATTGAATTATATTGAGACTATAACTGCACTAAAATCTACGATTAAAACGGTAAAGGATAAAGTAAATCTTACGAAAATTTATTGGTTTAGTGATATTGATTTTCCTGACACAATAGAAATTCCAGTTGTTTGGGTTAAAATAAACAGGATTAAATGCTATATAGAAGAATATAATTTTATAACTTTAAAATTAGTTCCTCATATTGTAACTGAAGATTTTAATTTAATTATTCATGGAGACGGATTCGCTGTTAACCCTGATGCATGGGATAATGTATTTTTTGAATATGATTATATCGGGGCAGCATGGGGTGATGGATTTGTTGGAAATGGTGGATTTAGCCTTAGAAGCAGAAAATTATATGATGCAATTCTTGATTTGAATATAAATTATTCAACATCTCAATTTCCAGAAGAAATATTGAATACTCCTACATTTTTTGTTATAGATTCAAACGGGAATAAATTCACTCCGGAGGATACTATTTTATGCAGAATATATAAGAATATATTATCTCAGGATTATGGGGTGAAATGGGCTCCGGTTTCTATTGCTGATAGGTTTAGTATTGAATCAAATATGCATTCTGAGTGGTTAGGGTTAAGTCTTGGGTTTCATGGTAAACATGGAGTTGCTCCGTATTATGGAGTAACATTATAATCCTTTACGAAAATTGATTTTTAGTATACAATATAAAAAAACTTTGGAATTTTAAAATTATGCAAACACAAGAAATGATTGAAGCGTTGTCAAAAACAGTTTTACCGAAATATGTAAAAAATTATGATAACTATCAAGAAGGCGATTTTGTTCAGTATTCTGGACAATTATGGGATGATAAAGAAATTTATGCAACTCTGGATACAATTTTAAATGGTAATTGGATTGTATCCGGTGAGAAAGTAAATAAATTCCAGAGACTATTCAGTAAAAAATTTAATGTGAAACATTCGCATATGGTTAATTCCGGTAGCTCTGCTAATTTAGTTTTGATTACTGCAATGAAAAATCGCTTTAATTGGGAAACGGGTTCTGAGATTATTGTTTCTCCTGTTGGGTTTCCAACAACAATTTCTCCTATTGTACAAAATGGATTTACTCCAGTTTTTATTGATATTGAATTGGACACCTTAAATTTTAATGTAGATTTAATTGAAGATAAAATTACTGAGCGAACAAAAGCAATTTTTGTATCCCCTGTATTGGCCAATCCACCTGATATTGATAGATTGTTGCAAATTTGCGAGAGAAATAATATTATCTTATTAGGTGATAATTGTGATTCTCTTGGAACTCTTTGGAAAGATAAATTAATTACTGATTATTATTATGCTTGGACAACTTCATTTTATCCTGCTCATCATATTAGTACTGGTGAGGGTGGAATGGTTTGTTCAAATGATAAAGAATTAATTGATCTTGCTAGAAGCGTTTCTTGGTGGGGCAGGGATTGTTATTGTGTTGGCGCTAATAATTTATTAGCATGCGGTACGTGTAAAAATAGATTTGATAGATGGCTTCCTGATTATGATGGTGTTATTGATCACAAATATATCTTTACAACAATTGGTTATAACTTGAAACCTCTTGATTTCCAGGGTGCAATTGGTATTGAACAATTAAACAAATTTGATGGGTTAGAATCAAAACGCAGGGAATATAAAAATAAAATTCAATCATTTATTGAATCAAATATTTCTGGTGTTAGAGTTATGAATTCAACAGCGGGATCTGACCCATCTTGGTTTGGTGTTCCTGTATTTTGTGAAACTCAAGAATTGAAAGAAAAGTTAGTTGCTTATTTTGAAGAAAATAAAATTCAAACTAGAAATTATTTTAGCGGAAATATTTTAATTCATCCTGGATATAAACATTTAGATGATTATAAAAAATATCCTAATTCCAATTTAGCATTAAGTAATGTATTTTTCTTAGGGTGTTCACCGCTGTATAATGATAAAATTTTACATTATATTGAAAAGGTTTGTATTCAATGGAATTAAATGTTCTTGGTGGTAGCGGTTTTATTGGGGGTCGGTTCTGTGAACTTATCCCTAATACTATAAAAAATGATAGAAATGATTATGAAGTAAAAACTAATGATGTTGTTTACTTTATTTCAACAATTGATAATTATAATATACATACCGATCCTTATCTTGACATTGAAACTAATTTAACAACATTAATTAAAACATTAGAATCTTGTAAAGGTAAAGATGTAACATTTAATTTTATTAGTTCTTGGTTTGTTTATGGCGGGGATAATGTTTCCCCGTTAAAAGAAACATCTAGATGCGATGCAAAAGGTTTTTATAGTGCAACTAAAAGAGCTGCAGAACAATTACTAATAACTTATTGTGAAACATTTAATATAACGTACAGAATATTGCGAGTCGGTAATGTTCTTGGTGAACAAGATAAAAAAGTTTCTAGTAAGAAAAACGTTGTGCAATATATGATTAGTTTATTGAAAAAAGATGAACCGATTAAACTATATAATGGCGGTAATTTAATTAGAGATTATATCTATATTGATGATTTAGTCGAGGCAATTAATTTAATTGTAACTAAAGGTGAATTAAATTCTATTTACAATGTTAGTACAGGAATTCCTTCTGTACTAGGTGATGTTATAAAATTTGCTGCTAAAAAATTGAAATCAAATTCAACAATTGAAATTGTTGATCCTGATTCTTCTTGGGGTGGAAATTATTTAGATATTTCAAAGTTAAAATCTCTCGGGTTTGTTCCGAAATATACTATTAATGATATTTTGGATAGATTAATTTAATAATTTATAAATAGTAATTATTGTTAAATTTATAAACCAAAGGGGTTTTATGTTATCTTTTAAATTATTTTTAGCAGAAAGTGAAGAAGAGGGTTCTAAATTAAAACACATCAAACATCCAGAAGATAGAGTTTTTGAAGGTGGAGCAGGATTTGATCACGCTTTTGGGGCATTAAATCATGCTCATAATTATGTTAAGAGCGGTGAATCCAGTTCTCACCTTACTATGAAATATGATGGTTCTCCATCTATTGTTTATGGTCATCATCCAGAAACTGGTAAATTCTTTGTAGCTTCAAAATCAGCTTTTAATAAAAATCCAAAAATAAACTATACTAATGAAGATATTGAAACTCATCACGGGCATGCTCCTGGATTAGTAAATAAATTAAAAGATGCATTAGATCATCTCCCTAAAGTAACACCTAAGAAGGGTGTTTATCAGGGAGATTTAATGTTTAGTGGAGAAGAAGATAAAAAACAGAACCCAGACGGTTCTGTATCGTTTACTCCTAATACAATCACTTATACAGCTCATGGTGATGATGCTGATAACATTAAAAAAGCTAAAGTTGGCGTTGTAACTCATACACAATATCGCGGTGATACATTATCATCAATGAAAGCTGATCCTCACCCAGATTTACGCAACTTCACCTCCCACCCAGATGTTTGGGCTAAAACCCCAGAACACGATACAAAAAATGTTCATTATTCTGAATCAGATCAAAAGAAGTTTAATGGGCATTTAGATGCTGCTAAAAAAATTCACGATCAACACAAAGATACAATGTATCGTGCAATATCCCCTCATGGCGGAGATTCTGGTCATTTAGCTACTTACATAAATCATACTGTTAAAACAGGCGAGATCCCGTCTGCAGAAGGTTTAAAAACTCATATTGAAGGTAAGTATCAAAAACAAATAGATAAACTAAAAACGGATGCTGGCA